GGCAATGCGCACGCGGAATACATGCGCATTGTGATAACCCCTTCAGGTTCTCTAGCGCTGCCGCGCGTCCACTTGACTAATGTCATCAAGTTTCATCCGCCGGTGAGGATGCAGTTACTGAAACCAAATGTTCCCCTGCTATCACGCGTGCTATTACACGCATCCCGTCCGCTCTACTAACGACCCCAGCCTCTCCGATAACGAGAATTTTACTCCGCTTGATCGTTAAAACGCTGAATGGCGCTACACGTGTACACGTTGCAAAAAGAGGCATCTGCCGGAGAGAGAACCTTAGTTCCAGATCTTGTTGATCGTTGAGGGCTTTTCACTCTCTCACCAATGGCGGCGCGTAAACACGAGGGGGGCGGGACCGATGGGGGGCCGGGGGGCCACCAGCCCTTAGGTATCACGTATACCGCAACCCAAAATTTGACCCTTTTTAAGCTGCTAACCTCTTGTTCATTTAAATACCAAATATTGACTTGTATGTGTTCACGCGTTAGCATCTGACACCATGAGCAAACAACTGTACAAAGCAATAGACCCTACACAGGTCGATAAACCCATCTTGTCCCCTGCGGACATGCTGGCGATTGAAGAAGACCCGTCCAAAATGGAGACGGTAGCTCGAATGCTGGGCGCAGTTAACCTAGATAACTTGTTCCGCCATATGCAGAACCCCACAATAAACCCCATGGCCCGGATAGAGTTCCAAAAAATGCTGAATAAGCTCGGCAAACTGGAACCGGATACCAAAGCGGACAACACAGGTGGTGGACCACAGGTCATAATCAACATCACACGCGCTAAGGACCGAGACGACGCCATCACAATCGAAGGTCAGGCGCTCGACGATGCTACATGAAGTTAATTTTGAGGTCATAGCGAGCCTAGACGACTTTTTTTACTCGGAAAAGTTCATATCTTTGGCTGTTGGACCGGTCGGATCGACCAAAACCACCGCCGGTATTATGAAAATTGTGCACCATGCGGCACAGATGGCCCCGTGTAAGGACGGAATACGTCGTTCTAGGTGCATTTGGGTACGAAATACGCGTGAGCAGCTCCGAGATACGTCGATTCCTGACTTTTTGAAGTGGATACCCGATGGAATTATGGGTGCTTTCCTCAAAACTGAGTACAAATTCGTCATAAAAATGGGCGATGTAGAGTGCGAAGTCCTATTTCGCGGGCTAGATGACGCCAATGACGTGCGTAGATTGTTGTCTTTACAGGCTAGTTTCATCATATTTGACGAATTTAGAGAGATTCACCCCGATATTTACAACGCTGCACAAGGCCGTGTAGGCCGCTACCCAGACAAAATGATGAACGGGGTAGGGTGTGTGACCGACGATGGGCGGTCGAATATGCACATTTGGGGTATGACTAACCCCCCTGACATGGATACTTTCTGGGAAACGCTGCTCACTGAGCCGCCAGAGAACGTACATATCACGATACAGCCCAGTGGTCTCTCCCCCGAAGCCGACTGGACGCAGTTCCTGCCAGATGATTACTACGACAACCTCGCTCAAGGTAAGACTGACGACTGGATCGACGTGTATATCAACGCGCAGTTCGGTAAATCGTTGGCTGGTCTACCTGTGTTCCGCTCGTTTGACAGAGACGTGCACGTTGCGAAAACTACGATGAAACCTATGTACTCTGACGACCCCCTGTTGATCGGTGTCGACGCGGGTCTAACCCCGGCGGCGGTGATAGGGCAGGTAGCCTACGATGGACGCTTGGTTGTGTATGATGCGAAAATATCTGACGGCATGGGCGCACTGAGATTTGTGCGAGAAGTGATAAAACCTCTACTGGTTAACAAGTTCCCCGGTAGACGCTCGCTGGTTATAATTGACCCGGCTGCATTTCAGCGTGCTCAGACCGATGAGCGGACGGTCGCTGATATATGGCGTAACGAAGGCTTTATGGTCAAAGGGGCTAAGACTAACTCAGTGGCCGCTAGGATCGCAGCAGTCGATAGGTTTATGACACGCGTCGTCGACGGTAAACACGGAGTTGTTATCGACCCCGAAGGTGCGCTGCCACTCGTACAGGCGTTAGCGGGTAAGTACCGTTACAAGATAAATACGAAAGGTGTGAGGGATGAGAGTCCAGAAAAATCGCACCCGTGGTCGGATATAGCAGATGCGTTCCAGTACATGTGTTTGCACGCCGATGGAGGAGAAACCTTTGGTGGCATGAATTCAATGGACGAACGGCGAGAGGTGGTTAAGGTATCATCACGAGGCTGGACGTAATGTGTTGACCTGTTAACAGATAAACGCTATGGTGTCCATAGTATCGCACATGTGAGATAATATTTAATGGCACTAGGTTCGCAACTTATTCCCGTTGCGCGTGCCTCTGACCTAGAGGCCGCAGCACAGAGAGAGTCTGCCGAAAAGCAGATGACCCCTATGATACAGGGTCTTGCAGCGCATGTCCGCCGTCGGTGGGAAGTGATGCGAGATCATAAGCGCGACACAATCGAAGATCGGTTGTCTGCGTGCGTACGTGCAAGGAACATGGAATATGACCCAGCGAAGATGGCAGAGATACGTGAACAAGGCGGCTCTGAAATCTTTATGGGTATTGTTAGTACTAAGTGCAGGACTGCTACTGCATGGTTGCGCGATACACTTCTAGGCACTGGGGCTGATAAGCCTTGGTCTCTTTCTCCAACACCAATTCCTGAGGTTCCGCCTGAAGTTGCGGCAAACCTCCAACGCATAATGGCGGCAAACCTACAGCAGTACTACACTGCCGGTAATGCACCGCTTGACCCCATGGAGCTTAAAGAACTCGCTGCCGGTATGAAAGATACTGCAACGCGGGCTATGAAGCACGAAGCGGAAAAGCGCGTCGATCGTATGGAACTGAAGATGGAAGACCAGCTTGCAGAGGGCGGCTGGGTAAAAGCTCTCTACGAATTTACGAACGATCTCGCAACGTTTCCGTTCGCTGTTCTTAAAGGTCCGATCCCCCGCAAACGAAAAGCTATGAAGTATGTTAAAGGCGGCTTAGCCGCAGTTGACGTACTCCGTGACGAGTGGGAACGTGTTGACCCTTATAAGTTCTACTACGCTCCTTGGGGCGATGACATTCAGAACATGCCAATCATGGAGCTTCACCATTTAACGCGTGAAGACCTTGAGGCGATGTTGGGTGTTGAAGGCTACGACGAGTCTGCCATACGTACGCTACTTGCTAATTTCGGTGCAGGCGGGTTTGATTGGCTAGAGCATTACGACAGTGAAATGGAGTCCGTAACCGACAAAGACTTTGATGACGCAAGCTCTGATCTTATTGCTGCGTTGCAGCTATGGGACTCGATCCCCGGCCAGATGCTTATTAATTGGGGTATGTCCGAAGAAGAGGTTGAAGACCCTCACAAGTCTTACCCCTGCGAAGTTTGGATGATTAACAACGTTATTGTTAAAGCTGTCTTAAATTACGACCCTATCGGGCGTAAACCCTATTACCTCACTTCTTTCGAGAAAGTCCCCGGACGTATCGACGGAAATGGGGTAGCTGATCTGACTATTGACGCGCAGAATATGTGTAACGCAGCAGCACGTGCACTAGCGAACAATATGGGCATCTCATCTGGCCCACAGGTCGGCGTAAACGTAAGTCGTCTCCCAGCAGGTGAAGACATTACTCAGATGTATCCTTGGAAGATATGGCAGTTTAAGTCGTCAGAATACGGCGATGCGTCTGCCCCAATGCAGTTCTTCCAACCGAATTCTAACGCAGGCGAGCTTATGGCTGTGTTCGAGAAGTTCATGGAACTTGCGGACGAAGTGTCAGGTATCCCTCGTTATATGACAGGCCAGCATGTGCCGGGCGCAGGGCGTACATCGTCCGGTCTGTCTATGCTGATTTCTAACGCAGGCAAGAGCATAAAGCAGGTTATCGGTAACGTTGACCACGATGTGATTACACCTATGCTTGAGCGCCAGTACCAGAGAAACCTAAGGTACTCGGAAGACCCGGATTTGATTGGTGATGTACAAATTATGGCACGAGGCGCGATGTCGCTTGTCGTCAAAGAAGCTGAGGCTGTACGTAAAAATGAGTTCCTCCGCCTTGTATTGGAAAGTCCGGTTGCGCAAGAAATTGTTGGACCTGCGGGTACGGCTGAACTCATGCGGGATTTGGCCGGTAATCTTAACACCAATGTTGACCGTCTTGTCCCTTCTCGAGAAGATATTGAAAAGAAGCAGCAACAGCAACAGCAGCAAATGATGATGATGCAGCAGCAACAGCAAGCCCAAGAGGCGGCTAATCTGCAAGAAGACGGAACGCCACAAGGCGGTAGGCAAGATAACTTTATAAGCCCGCGCCCAAATGGACGTTAACGAGTCTATCTGTTGACACGTTGACACATATGTTATACTTTTAAACTATGATTGATTTGAATAGTGCCGATACCCAAGCCGTCAAAGCCCTTATGAGGTTTCGAGAACCCGGCAATGAAGCACTACTCAGGTTACTCGAGGCGGAGTTAGAGACCGCCAAGCTGAAGCTAGTACACGCAGCCGACATGGTACAAGTCCACCGGTTGCAAGGACGAGCGGAAGCATTTGCAGATTTACTGGAAGCTGCGAAAGACGCAGCCAAGGTAGAAAAACGCGCATATGCGCAAAATACGAGAAGCACACCATAACGGGAACAGCATACCCACGGGACGCTAGGAACAGAGTTGGTGCTTTAAGGAGACAAACATGGCATTGCCAAAACAGGTGCAAGCTCAGCTTGCTGAAGTGGAAGAACTAGAGAAAACGCTAAACGCCCAACAGGAAGAACCAAAGAATAAGAAGGCAAAAGAGCCTAAAGTTTCAGAGGTGAAACCCGAGGATACCGAGGCAGAAGTACCAGTCGAAGCGGAAGTAGCACTTGAACCGGTAGAAGCAGAGCCAGCTGACACGTCACCGACGGACGTAGCGGACGAATTTGAGCAGAAGTACAAAACCTTACGGGGTAAGTACGATGCTGAAGTCCCACGCTTGCACTCGCAAGTTAAGGACTTAACGGCTAAACTGAACAAACTCGCTGAGAGTTTGGCAGCCAAGCCCAAAGAGCCGACGAAGCCGAAGGAGAAAGTCAGTTATGTGACCGATGAAGATCGAGCCGAATTTGGTGAAGAACTGATTGACGTCCAGCGTCGTGTTGCACAGGAAGTTTCTCAAGAATACGAGGGACGATTTGAGCAACAAAATGAGATTATCGCGCAACTTCAGCAACAACTGAAGCACACTGGTAATCAGGTTGGAGAGATGAGCTTTACTCAGAAATTAGCAGCGCTAGTTCCTGATTTTGTAAGTGTCGACAACGACGAACGTTGGGTAGCGTGGTTAAACGAGCATGATCCCATGCTTCGCGGACCTCGCAGAGATCAGGCGGCACAGGCTTTTAACACAGGCGACGCTGAGGCAGTAGCACACTACGTGAAACTGTTTAGGCAAACCTTAGAGCCGGAAGTACCGCATGAGCGTCAGACTCGCCAAGCCGAACTCGAGAAACAGGTCGCGCCAAATCGTTCAGCGAATTCCGCTAATACGAAGAGCGTGGGAAGAGACGTTAAGATTTATTCCGAAAGGGAAATCGCAACAGCTTGGAACAAAATACGCACTTTGAATACGCGGCATAAGTACGATGAGGCCCAAAAACTTGAAGCAGATATAACAACTGCGTACCTCGAAGGCCGTGTACGAACATAAACGTGTTAACGAGTAAGCAGCTGTTAGTAACCAACTAAACTAATAGGAGGCCATTATGGCTGCTGTATTCCCCGTCGTCGGATCAGGATCATTCGACACAAACCCGTCTTACTCTGGCGGTTTCATTCCACAACTGTGGTCCAATAAACTCAACGCTAAGTTCTATGCGAACACCATGATGACTGAGATTGCCAATACCGATTGGGAAGGCGAGATCAAAAATCAGGGCGACACAATTCGCATCCGTACTGCACCATCAATCACAATTAATGATTATGCTGGCGCTGGTACAACTCTTACCTCTGAAGTTCCTACGCCTATCTACCTAGATATGCAGATCAACAAAGGTAAATACTTCAGCGTGCAGGTCAACGACGTACTTGCTCACCAAGCCGATATGGACTTGATGAACATGTTCACCGATGATGCTGCAAAGCAATTGAAGATCAACATTGAAAACGAATGTTTCTTCAACTGGTTCGTTACTGAAGGCGCTCACGCTTCTAACGCAGGCGGCACTGCCGGTGCGTTGTCTGGTGAGTACAACCTCGGTACTGACGTTGCTCCAATCGACCAAGCTACTCCTAGGAACGTACTGGATACGATCCTTCGTATGTCAGCTGCTCTTGACGAGCAGAACGTTCCTGAAGATGGCCGTTGGTTGATCCTTTCGCCTTTCGACCGCCAGTTGCTCATGCAAACTGACATCGCTCAGGCGTACTTCACAGGAGATGCTTCAAGCACCATCCGTACTGGTAAGATCGGTATGTTGGATCGCTTCGAAGTTTATGTTTCTAACCTTCTGCCTAAAGGCGCTGCGGGTAAAGCATTGGTTCCGGGTCTAGCTGCCACTTCAGGCGGTGCTACCGTAACTAACGCTAAAGCTCGTCGCATGATGGTAGCTGGTACGAAAGCATCTTGTGCATTCGCATCGCAGATCAGCAAAACTGAACCTCTTCGTAACCAAACGGACTTTGGCGACATCGTTCGTGGCCTAGCCGTTTATGGCCGCAAGGTCATCAAGCCTGAGGCTTTGATTACTACGATTGTAGGCGCGGCATCTTAATAGCCCTTTGAGGGGGGGTTCGCCCCCCTTCTTCTAACTCTGGAGGTTATTATGGATGTATTTGATTTTATAAACGCCGTAGACGCTGAAGTTGTTGCCAATAAGGCAGTAGTTAAGCTCGACGGTTCACGCGTGGTTGTAGCCCAAGTAATCGGCGACAAGATGGTTCTAACTGCCGAAGGCGAAGAGATGGCTAAGAATACTAAGCCCGCTCCTGCACCTAAAGCTAAGAATACTAAGTCGAAGACAGCTAAAGCTGCCGCTGCACCCAAATCTAGCGAATAGGGGGTAACGGATGTCTACCGTAAAAGTCACGGACATTATTAGACGAGTAGAGGATGTCCTACAGGACACCAATATTCGATGGCCGCGTACGGAATTGCAGAACTGGATGAACGAGTCTTACCTCGCCATTACTCTTGCACGTCCTGACGCTAACGCCAAAACAGGCTCATTCACTTGCGCAGAAGGCACACGGCAGGTTCTCTCATCAGAGTTCCCGTCTAGTCTCCGCTTATTGGATGTGACACGAAACTTAGCCAGCACCTCAGGCTACAAGGTTATTCGCCTTGTTGCTCGTAGTGTTCTGGACGACCAGCGACCTGCATGGCACGCTGAGACTGGTACGACAGCTATCCAGCACTTCACGTTTGACCCACGTCAACCGAAAGAGTTCTTTGTCTACCCACCGGCTACAACAGCCGCTGAAATTGAAGTTGTTTACACGGACTCTCCGGGTGCAACTGCTCTGACAGAAGCCCAACTCGATCCGGCAGGTTCAGATACAACAGTTATTCTACTGGACGACATTTACATGTCCCCAATGATAGACTGGATTCTGTACAGAGCTTACTCGAAAGATGCTGAATACGGTGCGAATGAGCAACGTGCGCAGGCAGCTTACGGGGCGTTTAACGCAGCTCTGGCCACTAAAAACCAAGTAGACTCGGCAGTATCGCCTTCTAACATGAGTTCGGTGACTTAATATGGCAGTAGCATGGGCTAATTTCCTTCCGTATATTCAGCCCCTGCTTCCGGGCTGCCCGGAAATAATCATCGAAACTCACTTGCAAGAAGCGGCAGCTGAGTTTTGTGCGGTCAGTCAGATATGGCGTTATGACATAGATAAGGACTACACCAGTAGAAATACTGCTGAGTACGAAGTCGAGGTGCCCACTCGTTCTGTTTTGGAGGACATTCTAATCCTCTATATAAACGGGACAGCGGTAAACCGTGTGTCAGACCGTCATTTCGACCTGCCCAGCGGCGTAGCCAACGGGCGTCCCATGTCTTTTAGTATATACCAAGACTCTCAGATTAGGTTTTACCCAACCCCCGACGGCAAGTACGAGTTCGAGGGTACCGGTGTAATCAAACCATCTTTGACAGCTACAGGCGTGGAGGACTTTATCTTTGAATCATACGGTCGTTCAATCGCTTGTGGGGCTATATTTCGCCTAGCGATAATCCCCGGCAAAGAATGGACTAACCCTGAACTTGCGGCTTACTACAAGTCCGAATTCTACAAGCACGCCACCGACGCTAAAGGCCGTGACACACGCGGCGCTAGTCTTCGGGCCAAGATGGTTGGGTTTGACAAAGCCAGCGTTCGCAGGGGGATTTAATGGCACAGATATTTAAATACGTTCAAGGAGATACCGGTCCACAGATTCGTGTAACCCTTACGAACGAAGATGATAACGCACCGGTCGACTTGACCAGTGCTACAGTTACTTTGCACTTCCGAGAAGCGGGCGCTGAAAGCGTTTTGTTCTCTCGACAGTTCTTCATTAACCCTGAGACGGCAGACACAGGTGTCGCTGTACTCCAGTGGAGTGTTGGAGACCTAGAGGTAGATGCTGGTACTTACGAAGGTGAGATTGAGGTTGTTCGAAGCAGCGGTGTCCGTGAGACATTGTTCGACAAGCTCAAGTTCAAAATTCGGGAGGACTTTGCGTGAAGTTAGGGTCTGTCGAGCTTGTTAATGCGTTATCTGCTACATTTGAGCAGCTAAACGTACTTACGCAAACTTCGGTAAACATTAACCAAAACGTTGTAAAAGCGGAGCTAGGTAACTTCCTGCTCTTCGCTTCGTTCCTTGACACCTTCTATATTGATGACGGCTCACGCCCCTCAGACAAGATTATATTCGACTTCCTAAAGCCCTTACTGGATGACGCCGACATTACGGATATTGCGACCAAAGGGGTTATTAAAGCGTTCAATGACGCTGGTTATGTAACAGACAGTGAGCGTCTACAGTTTGTTAAAAACGCTTTTGAGACCATCACAACCAGTGACCCGTACTACTTCGAGTTCGCTAAGGCGCTCAACGACAGTGTTTCTGGCGTGGGAGACCATGCGTTTATATTCACGAAGAAGGTACACGGGGAAACCCCCTCAGTAAGCGAGAGTATTTCTTTAGGCGCTGGCCTTGGTAAGTCTGACAACTCAACGGCACTAGACGAGCCTGCGTTTGCTGTTGGCAAGCCTCTACTTGATGACTCTGCGCTTGTTGATGCGCACACACTAGCGTTTGCGAAGATACTTTCTGACCAAGTTACAAGCACCGAAGACCACGTGGTTATCTTCACGAAGAAGGCCGCAGGCGAGGTCGTTGCCACACT